TTCCACTTGCCACTCCAACAAGACTGTATATGACTGGTTCGTGCCGTTCTTGGATTCATTACATTAATTTGAGATCTGCACACGGTACACAGAAAGAGCATATGGATGTTGTGGCAAAAGCAAGATCTATTTTTACCGAACAATTTCCTTCGGTTTCCGAAGCACTTGGTTGGGTCTAAATAAATTACACTACTTTATATTGAAATGGCAACATACCCTGTAATAAACAAAGAGACTGGTGAACAGAAAGAAGTGAAGATGAGCGTCACAGAGTGGTCTAAATGGTGTGAAGATAATCCTGATTGGCATAGAGATTGGTCAGATCCTTCCACTATGCCTGGTACTGGAGAAGTTGGAGAATGGCAAGATAAGTTAAGAAAGAAAGCACCTGGTTGGAATAGTATTCTACAGAAAGCAAAAAAAGCAGCACCAAGGAATAACACCATACAAACCCTTTAGGAAAATGCCTAGAAAAAAGAAAGTTGAGCAACCGATTGGGGTTGGATTGACGACCAAACAAATAAAAAGAAGAAAACCAATTAATAACGATTATCTTGTTGATATTCAACCATTAACAGATAATCAGAAAAGATTGTTTGATTCCTATGCAGAGAATAAACATCTCGTTGCTTATGGTATTGCTGGAACAGGAAAAACCTTTATTACCTTATATAATGCAATAAAAGATGTTCTTTCTCCTGATACACCATTTGATAAAATCTATTTGGTTCGATCTTTAGTCTCAACTCGTGAGATTGGGTTCTTGCCTGGTGATCATGAGGATAAGGCAGATATCTATCAGATACCATATAAGAATATGGTGAAGTATATGTTCCAGATGCCTTCTGATGCTGACTTTGAGATGCTTTATGGTAACTTAAAGGCACAGGAAAGTATTAAGTTCTGGAGTACTTCTTTTATTCGTGGCACAACATTAGATAATGCAATCGTGATTGTTGATGAATTTCAAAACCTCAATTTCCACGAATTAGATTCTATCATCACTCGTGTGGGCGAAAACTCAAAAATTATGTTTTGTGGTGATGCAAGTCAGAGCGATCTTACTAAAACTAATGATCGTAATGGTATTGTGGACTTTATGAACATATTGCGAAAGATGCCCTCTTTTGATATAATAGAGTTTGGTGTTGATGACATCGTTCGTTCTGGACTTGTCAAAGAATATATTATTGCCAAACTTGAGAACGGAATGTAATGTTTAATCATGTTGATTTAGATCTTCAGACTCTTGAAAGAGAGCATATTGATGGAGTTCGTTATTATAAAATTCCTGATGATGATGAACTAGTAAAGTTAGTTTCTATTACTTCAGTAACTAGTCATTTTAATAAAGAAATCTTTATTAATTGGAGAAAGAAGGTAGGTAATGAAGAAGCAGATCGTATTACGAAAGCGGCTACTGGTCGTGGAACTGATATGCATACTCTTACAGAACATTATTTAAAGAATGAAGATTTACCTGAAGTGCGTCCTATTTCAGACTTTTTATTTAAGATTGCCAAGGGCAAATTAAACAAAATAGATAATATATACGCTCTGGAAGGACCGCTATATAGTAAAGAGTTGGGTATTGCTGGTACTGTTGATTGTATTGCTGAATATGATGGCGAGTTAGCGATAATAGATTTTAAGACATCTAAAAAACCTAAACCAAGAGACTGGATTGAGCATTATTTTGTCCAGTGTATGGCATATGGATGTATGTTGTATGAGATGAAGGGAATATCAATTAAAAAACTGGTAATTATTATGGCCTGCGAAAATGGCGAGTGTGTAATTTATGAAGAACGAAACAAAGCGAAGTACATCAAACTTCTCGGAAAATACATTAACAAATTTGTTAACGATAAACTGGAGCTCTATGGAACCTAACAAAGAATTAGAAAAAGCTATAGAGAGTAAGTTTCTCACTCCTCAAAAATTTTCTATGGAAATTGAAAAAATTGTTGTAGAGGAAGGTTTCAATTATATTGATGCAATAGTTCACTATTGCCAAGAGAACAATATTGATGTAGAATCAGTATCTAAGTTAATTTCAAAACCTTTGAAGGAACGACTAAAATGGGATGCTACTCGTCTTAATTTTATGAAAGCAACTTCAAAAGCAAAATTGCCGATCTAATGGAAATCTCTGAACTTGATTTATTGCATCATCGTTTACAAGCGATTTTGCGTGATTATAATATGCCTGATCTTGAATATATTGGGGAAAGAAAAAGTTGGAAGTCTGGTAAAATAGTTCATTGGTATCGGGTAGGAGATGCAGAAGTGCCTATAGATGCTATTACCGAATTTGATACTGAAGAGCATGAAGATGACCATGAATTATGATTTAAGATCTTATGCTAAAGTATATAAAGGATTTTTAGATAAAAAAACTTGTGAAGATACTCTAACCCAGATAAAATATGCAAATTTTGATCAACATAAATTTTACAATCATTCTACAGGTGTAATTGCACCTTTATCAGGAGAAAATGAATTAGATTATTTTATCGATTCTACCAATGAACGAATAAGAAATTCAAATCTTCTAATTGATAAAATTTGGCACGGAATAAAACAATACCAAACTGATTTAAATTTACCTTGGTATGATTCTTGGGAAGGATTTTCAGCGATAAAATATAATAGGTATACTGAAAATAAAATGATGGCTTTGCATATTGATCATATCAAGTCATTATTTGAAGGTGAGAGAAGAGGTGTTCCTGTATTAACTTGTTTAGGTCTTTTGAATGATGATTATCTAGGTGGTGAATTTATAATGTGGGGTGATGAAATTATTGACATGAGGCAGGGTGATATGCTAATATTTCCTAGTAATTTCATGTATCCACATCAGGTTGCTCCTGTTAAAAGTGGTACTAGATATTCTTATATAAGTTGGGTATGGTAAAAGTGACTCCTTTTGAGACTTATCAAACATATCTTGGAATGAAAAGTCATTTTACTAACCCTAAATATGACTTCATCAAGTATGGTGGTAAATCTCGTGCTACAATGACATCATTTAATAAAAGAAAAGATAAGTATTGGTTTGAAAAAACTTCTAGAAAGTATTCAGATCAAGAAGTAGTAGATTTTCTTTTATCAAATTTCGTAAACGCTACTAACCCACAAAACTTATGGATTGGAGAAATTATCAATTCTGGAGAAAGAACATACGCAGAATGGAAAATGAGACAACAGAGTTTGACTTATATGTTCAAGGAACAATCAGAGAACTTACTCTCAGAGAACGACTTAGAGAAAGTATTCAACTGCTCGAAGGGTCATCCACTAGTTCTAAAAAAGTATCTGGGTGGAGAAATATCATTAGAGACACTTTCTATACTGGAAAAAATTTTCTCTTTTCAAAAAAATTTCGATAAGAAATTAAAAGACCCTGTATGGGAAACCGTAAGTATGAAATTAAAAAAGTATTTACCTTTCCTAAATATTAATGTGTTCCAATTTAAAAAACTTTTACGGGAAATTGTCAATGAGTGATTTCTTTGAATCAGAAATTATTAGAGATGAATTGATGGCGATCAATCGCCTTCAAGAAAGCGTTTATAAAAATGCTTTTTCTTTTGATGAAATGGATCGTGAAGATCAATTGGATCATATTGACGATCTATCAGAATTGTTAGACAAGCAAAAGGTTATGTATACAAGGTTATCCTTGTCTGATGATCCAAACGCTAAGAGAATGAAAGGTGAATTAGAAAAATCAGTCCAATTATTGGGATTCCCAAAAGGAACTGATATATCTGTATTATTCAGTGGTATGAATCAAACTATTGAATCTCTTAAGTCAAAGATTGACTATTAAGAGAACTTTTGCTATAATAAAATCAAATACAATTAAATCCAATTAAATCCGAGGTAATCTAAATGTCTTTTGCATCTTTAAAGAAACAATCTAAACTTGGCTCTCTTACCGCTAAACTGGTAAAAGAAGTAGAAAAGATGAATAACACAGGTGGTCAAGGAGATGACCGTTTGTGGAAACTAGAAGTAGACAAAGGCGGTAACGGTTATGCTGTTATTCGTTTTCTACCTGCACCAGATGGTGAAGATCTACCATTTGTAAAACTATACTCCCATGCCTTTCAAGGTCCTGGTGGTTGGTACATTGAAAATTCCCTTACTACTTTGGGACAAAAAGATCCAGTATCTGAGTTGAACTCACAACTCTGGAACAATGGAACAGACGCAGGTAAAGATACTGCTCGTAGGCAAAAGCGTAAGCTAACTTATGTCAGCA